CGCGTTGACGGCCTCCTGTTCCCGTGCGGCTTCCTTCAGCCATGCCGCCCGTGCCTCGGTGACGACCCCGGCCAGTCCGTTCTTGTCCTGCACCGCATAGTTGATGTCGGCCTTCATCTTCACCGACCAGAACGGCAGTTGTGCTTCCGGCTGGCGCTCGGCGTCGATGATGAGGTCGTCGGTTAGGGTGGCAACAGGTGAGCCGGTGGGTGCATCGAAGCGGGCGAGACGGAACTTGCCCAGCGCATCAAAGCCCCACCAAGCACCCACGCTGGCGCAAATGCGGTCAAGCAGGCTGGCCGTGGTCTCATCACCTTCCACCACAATGCCGAGGCTTCCGGCGTTCCGCTGGTTTAAGGCGGTAAAGTCTGCCGCCACCCAGTTGGCACTGGTCAGCCCCTTCTCGGTGAGGATGCGCTGAATCAGTCCCGCCGCGCTGATCTGGGTGTGGTCCCACTTCTCGACCACGCAGATGGATAGCGTGTTGATTGGGGTCGAGCCGAGGCGAATCAGTCCCAGCGGCGGATAGGCCCGCCACTGGCCAGCCGGTGGGTCAAAGGCATAGAGATCGGACAAGCTGTTGTAGTCCGTCGCCTTGGTCAGATACGCGCCACCATCAAACGCATTGACGATGGCATCGACCGCCCCGGCGTTGCACTGGTAGATCAGCTTGGAGGAGTTCACCAGCACGGGCGTCATCAGCGCCACCCGGCCAAATAGCCGAGGCTTGGTCTGGCCCTTGATGTCGTCCGCCGTACCTTCGACGCCGAGCGGCAGGGCGTTGTCACCGGCGTACTTGGCCGTGGCGAATGGCTGATCCAGCGTGACCGCCTTGTCGCGCAGGCGGAAGCTGATGCGGTCCTTCTCAATGCCGAGCGTCTCGATGGTTGCGGTCAGGATGGTGGTGAAGCTGGCATAGCTGCCGTCACGATCACCCCACTTCAGCGTCAGGGTGCGCCCGTCGAAGAAATCCTCACCCAACGCGGCAATGGCGTTGTCAGGATTCAACAGGGTGAGTTCACCCCAGCTTTGCCCCGTGCGGCCCGACAAGCCAGACATGGATCGGCTGAAGGTCGCCGGGTTCTCCATGCGTGGCGTGTAGAAATCGCCCGCCGAGTCGAAGCCGCTGCCTGACGCAAACAACCAGACCTTGGTCGTCTCGGTCGCTGGGTCATACGCCTCGATCTCCGCGAGGAAGATGTGGGTAAAGCGCCGGACGAAATACGCCGCCCCCGCCGGGGCCTGATCCAGCAGCAGCCGGTCAGCGTTCTCCGCAAGGAGTCGGTCGCTGGTTTCGAGAAGGAGGTAGTAGGTCACGGCTTACAGCCCCAACGCCGCCCGTTGCTGCCGGCCCCATTGCCGACACTCTTCTGCCCAGATACCAAACGCAATCACTTCGTCCTCTTCGCCCTCCTGATACACGTACAAGCCATTTGCGACGCCGGTCGCAATCCTGTTCAGGAAAAGCTCATCATCCAGCGGATAGCGCTCGCGGATGCGCTCGATGACACGCTCGGCAATCAAGCGACAATGGGGAGACGCGCCCAGAATCTGGTAGCGCAGGTCTTCCGTGACCGTCACGGGGTTGATGATGCTATCTGCAATCTCGGCGGGCTGATCGGCGGGCAGCGTTACGCCTTCAGGCAAGGCGACATACGTCAGTCCATCAGACAGCGTACACAGCTCCGTTCCGATACGGGCGTGCATCGGCCCTTCCGGCTCGCCGGGAGCGGAGTCGAGCGGCAGGCGCAGTTCGACCGTCCTGAGGGCGTCGATAAACTTTCGGTAAGCGACGATAGAGGTCATGATGATGATCCTTCAGTGAGGTAATGAGGTGGGATAGGCTCCAGGTGCGGCGAGCATGGCCGAGGATGGAGATCACGGATTCGAGTTTTCCATTGCGCGCGGCGCGGGCGAACTTGAACAGGCTGTGTTTTCTGATGAAGCGCTTGCTGGCCCAGGTCCTGTAGCCAACAAAATTGACGCCACGGGATCGACGGGCCAGGGTGGACTTGGACAATTCAAGACGCAGATCGGCCCGCAGGAACTCAACGATGCGGGCCTTAAACTCAAGCGCCTGATCGCGATTGAGGTCGAAGAGGATGAAGTCATCCACGTAGCGGCAATACTTTTTGACCTTCAGCTCGCGCTTGATAAAGCGGTCCAGTGGGTCCAGGTAGATCAGCGCATAAAGCTGGCTCAACAGATTGCCAATGGGAATGCCGACGGGTTCACCGTGATCGGCGAAGACCATCAGCAAGTCAACAAACCGAGTGTCCTTGATCTTGCGCTCAAGCTGCTGCCGCAGGATGTCGCGGTCAATGCTGTAAAAGAATTTGCGGATATCCAGTTTCAGCGTGTAGGAATCAGGCCGTGAGGCACGGAGTGCCCTTTGCGCATAATCCGCCGCCTTGTGGGTGCCGTAACCGACCCGGCAGGCAAACGACTGCTCGATCAGCGTGCGGTTGAAGATCGGGTAAATCACCCGGTAAATCGCGTGCTGCACCACCAGATCAGCAAAGGCGGGGGCAAATATCTGGCGTTGTTTTGGCTCGTACACCATGAAGGTGTGGTACGGCCTGGGCTGATAACTGCCCTCCTGAAGGGCGGTATGTAATTCATCCAGGTGGCTGGCAAGGCAGCGGGTAAACTCGAAGCAGCCGTGCTTGCCCGCTTTGTGGCGAGCGGCATCGTGATATGCCTGGAGCAAATTGTCGAAACTGAATGCCTGCTCGAACAGGTGGCCGTAACGTTTCATGCCGCCCGACCTTCGAGGCGCATGGCCCTGCCAGAAGGGCGGATGAATATGGATTTCGCGGCAGGTCGCCCTGGTCGCCAGAAAGCGCCTCCCTTGGTTCCACCCTGCTCCTGCGAGCTACGAAGTGATCCCGAGTCCGCCCGCCCGCCCACGTTGTTGTTCGCGTTCGTCCGGACATTGTTGAGATTCAACGCCCACACCCCTGCATTCGAACTGTTGTTCCAATTCGCGCTGACAATCGGGCACATGTTAAGACGCCTCCTGCACGGTGCGAGTGGTGACGATCCAGCCGCCAATCATTCGCCCCATTTCGTCTACCAACCGTGAGAGCGCCAAATAACGATGCTCGGCCGTCGTCTCCGGTCGGTCTGTTCGCGCCCCGTCCTTGAACGCGAAATAGTTGAGTGCGTGGGCCAGGTTAATGAGCATCCGTAGCTGCTCGTGGCACACATCCAAATTAGAGAGCGCCGTTTTCTTGTGATAGCGCTTTTGCGCCTCGACGATAAAGCCATACATGGCATACGCCGTTCGCCGAATTTCCTGGGCGAGCGCGTACTTCTCGTGCTTGGGAAAATGGTTGAGGTAGATGTTCATCAACTTCGCCAGTTCTACAAACTTTCGATCCAGTGTCGCTTCATCGTGTAGGCCCATCGCTATCGCTCGGGCCGTCAGAGGTACAAGGCCGCCCGCCCGCCCACGCCGGAGCTCGCGCCCGTCCGGACAAAGTCGAGATACAGCGCCCACACCCCCGCACCCGAACCGGCGCCCCAAGGCGCGCCGACAATCGGGCACATTTCGTTGGGCCGGTAATCCCAGAACCCATCGCTGCCAAATGCGTTCGTTCCACCCACAGCAATCGGGATGCCTGCTCCGGCGGCTTGCCAGTCCGCGCCACTGGTCGCGGTCGAGAGCACCTGCGAAGCGCTGCCGAAGGTCTTGTAGCTATTGGACGCCAGCGCTTGACCGATCGTGGCCCCCAAGCTGTCGTAGTTGGTGGAGATGCCGCTGGACCCGAACAGACTGGTGCTGCTGCTGGCATCGGTGCCGATCAGGTCGCGAAGCCGCTTGCTGGTCTTCAGAGCGTAGTAGTTGGAGCCGTCCGACGTCAGGCCAAAGGCGACTTCCCACATCGAGCCGTTGAGGTCACAGACCCCGCAGGACTGGCCGTTATGGGTGGTTTTTGCAAACAGGTTGGCCGATCCGGCTTTAGGCTTATTGGGGTAAGTGCCGTGCCCAGCGGTGAGAAAGGTCAGTGACCCGTCATTGGTATCGCCCAGCGCATTGTTGTTGCACCCCTTGGGGAAATTGTAGGTCGCGTCGTACCACGCGCAGTAAGTGTTGTTGCTGGATGCCTGAGCATGGGCCAAAGACAACAACGCCAGTGCCTTGTGCATGAAGATGCTGGCCGAGTGGAAACCCGTCCCGCGCTGAGTGGCTGCTTTCTGAATGAAGCCATAGTTATTGGTGCCGACACCGGTCAAGGCGGCGATGCCGGATTGCGAGCCATCCGCATCGCAGGGAATACCGAAGCGGACGGAGCTGAACACCCCGTTGCGATTGCTGCACAGGTACTTGTCCATGAAGAAGCCGGTGACTTCCCCGCCGTCATAGAAGGCTCGGTGCAAGGCATACCCAGCCGCATTCGCTGTTGCTACATCAGCGTAAGCGGAGCGCTTTTTGATATCGAGGACGTTGGTGCTGGTGTACTTATAGAAGAAGGCCGGTACCCAGACCATCACCGAGCCATCGGTGAACTGGTAATTGCCGTAGTCTGGGCTGTAGGGCGAGAACGTGCCGTTGCTGACCGGCGTCACCCCGGCGGGGAGCGGGCCGGGGCAAATCCCCACGCCAAAACCAGCGCCACCAGCAACGCCAATATCGTTAGCCGCGCTGGCCGCACCCGTGACCGCGATAATCGCCTGCCTGACTCGTAAGGGTGACATCGAGCGCAGGGCAGCTTCTGTCCCGGCTTCCATTTCGGCTTGGCTGGCTGAGACGGTGGGGATATCGGCATCGTAGGGTTGGACATCGGTGCCGATGACCAGGCCCAAGGTGGCGCGGGCAGTCGCCGCATCGGCGTCATCAATCAGTGATCGACCATAAGACGACAAGTCAGCCAATGTTGCCGTGCCAGATCCGGTGAAGTACGGCAGTTTGTTGGCGGCTGATGTTAACCCTGCCAGGGCCGACAATTCGGCGTCTGCGGCCTGCTTGGCATTGAGCGCCGTTTGGGTGGCGGTGGAGATCGGTTTGTTCGCATCCGAGGTGTTATCGACGTTACCCAGGCCCACGTCCGATTTGCTCAGTCCGTCCTTAACATACGCCTTGACCGTGCTGGCGTTGGCTTGCTTTGTTTCACCGTCCTGCACGACAGCGAGATCATCTGCGTCGTAAATGGTGGTGGCGGTATTGAGTTCTGATATTTTCTTGTCAGCCATGTAATCAGGCTCCTACGGTAAAGCGTTGGGTGCGTTCCATTTTTGAGAGGCGCTGTTCCATACCGGACAGCTTCTCGATGATCTGCGGGTTGGCGGTGGACTGAGTGACGACGACGGCCCGCATCTCTGCCTTCAGTTCGGCAATGGCCTGTCTGCCATCCAAAAATGCGGTTTCCCCCGCAGTGATAAAAAATTGACTTCCATTGGTGCCTGCGCCTGCATTGGCCATAGAAAGGATTCCCTTGTCG